TGCAGCTCATTCTCAGAAACGTCCTCCGCGAGGTTGCTGTAGAATTCCTCGTCATCGTTCGGACCCGCATTTTCAAGCTTGACTATCGCCGAACCATCGGGCAGCTCTTCAATGTCTGCCTCTTCTTCGAGCAGATTGAAATCAATCATCATACCTTCGGCATCCTCTGGACCCTTGGGCAGCTCCTCCGGCATCGCGGGCATCAACTCATCCATGTTTTTCCTTTACACCATCGCGACCGGTGATAGCGGTTTAAAATCTAAATTCATGACATCACCCTCCAGAGTGGGGGTTTGAAGATCTGCCATATTCGGCAAAGAATCGCGGATTAACGCATACATACGGTCATTGGCGTCAGGGTAAAATCCCGATGTTTCCTCAGAGGGCTCAACATCTGCCGATGAACCAAAATACTTGGACCGCAATTGGCCAAAATCTATCGCACCGCCATCCGCCTTCTTGACTGGATTGGTAGCCGTTACCGATAAATCCACTTTGCGACCAGTACCGGGCGGCATCTTGCGTCCAGCATACAATCTCGCAAGATCGAAAGGAGACAGGGTGTTGCCCATATAATCGCCATAATGCTCGACCGGCACGTCTACCTTGCGACCCTCATACGTGATCTGCTGAGGATTAAAATCATATTCATCCCGAATCTTGTATTCGCCGGTCTTCGCATCACGCTCGTAGCCGAACTGGCCAAGCGATTTGGACAACGATGGACGGGGTGGCATCCGACCACCAATCAGACTGGCACCCGATGCGCGGCGGCGATCACCACCCGGAAGCTCGTCGTAATCCTTGTACCGGATTGATCCTCGGCCCCGCCCACCGGTCGCGGCCTCTTTCTGCGCGATGATGTTCTGCAGTTCAGCCAGTTCGGCCTCGTCAAAATCCTTCGCGGTGATCGGGTCGCGGCGATTGCGGGCAAAAGTGTCGAGATAAATCTTGTGTGCAGCAGACATCCCCTCGCGATTGGCGAGCATGTCGTACAGATTGATGCCCGCTTCGGTGATCTTGTCCGAGATGTACGCGCCCATGCGGTTGCCGAATGTGGGCTCAAGTCCCTCGAATGGTGAAGCTTCGACGCTGCCACCACCTGCAAAACCGGGTAATGACTGACCCATACCTTCGAGCAACTCCTCGCGGGCTTCAGGCGAGATGCGGATCTTGTGGTAAGCAGGGGCAGCGAATTCCTCTAAATCCTCGAACATCACTGGTTCTATCTCCACACCCTTGACACGAGATAATGGTGCGATACCATAGTTAACCACTTCCTGATCATAAATTGAGGCATAAGGTGCCGCATCAGTATTACGAGCAAAACCAATCGTGCGGGCGGTTGGCATGTATACAGTGTCGTGACCCTGTTCGAGTGCATGCTGAATCGCCGCCTTGAACGCGGTCGCGTGCGGCTGATGCAAAACGCCCGATGCACCTGCACGCTTCGCGGCATCCGATTGCAGCTCCTCAATCACGAAAGCATTGGGGTCTACTGGAATCTCGTGCGCCATCTTGCCGCCACCAGTGCGGACGAATTCGTCAGTGAACACCGGCACTCTCAACGCTGGTGGATTACTGGTGCCGCGAAAATGAGCGACCAGATTCTCTTCAGACTCGGGAAAATGGCGATACCCAACGGGCGCATCAGGATGTGCGACGCCCTTCTCGACGTAGCCTTCCATGTACGACCCGCCATCCCTCGGATTAATCAGGCGCTGAAAATCACCATACGAATATTGATCAGGCTCGGCCAAGTCATCATAATTCGTGCGCAGATATTCGAGGTTGTCGTCCACCATCTGCGTGTTAAACTCGTCGTAATAATTCTGCAGGATGTCCTTGTTGAGCGTATTGTCTTTTTCAAGCACACCACGCTGATAGAGCAGATCCTTGGTATCCGGCGACATTTGTTTTATCGCTTCTTTAACTCTAGCTTGATCCCAGCTAAAACTGAAAAGTTCGTCTAGTAACGATGCATCTCTCGGATGGCTGGTTAGATCCATATATTCGGCAAACTTCTCAAAAATATCCGGATCTTCATCCACCATCCGCTGAGCCTCGATCTCCAAATGAGCGATCGGATCCTCCGCCGCACCCTTGAGATCGACGAGGTTGTATTTTGATGGTGTGAACGAATCTTCGACGAATTGCTTAGTCACCACTTGATTCTGGTCCATCGCCTTCAGACCAGCGAGTGCGCCCTCTTTGCCTTCCTTGGTCAGGCCCTTCATGCCATTGATCTGCTTTACGAAGTCGCCGACTTTCTGCTTCTCTGGACCTTTAAGCGCCTTGCCCAGCACCGACGGGCGCAGGTTTAGGTTACCGACGGGTTTTACCACCATGCCGATCGGTATATTCTTGGTGGCGCGGACCAGCGGACCTGCAGCGGGGGCTAAATTAAGCGCACCCTCAGCCGCGCCCTTGGTGTCCTTGCTAAGCTGGCGAGCGGTGCCGGTGCCATAAGTGAGTGGTGAGCCATAATTGATGTTCTCAATGGTGCGCGTGAGCGCCGGTATCTGCATCAGATCCGAGATGATGGCAGCAGGTGGGTTCTCGTAGCCAAAAGGCTTTCGTGCGAATTCGTCCACCGACTGCAGCGCCCGACCGGTGGCACCAAGCAGCGGATATTTTTCCTCACGAGCACTAAACTCGGGGCCAGTGCTCGATGTTTTGCCGCGACCGAAATACTTGTCACGCAGCGCATTCGTCGGATCATTTGAAGGCATGGCTACACCGCGTACGGGTTAATCCTCGGCCTGACGTCATCTGCATAGTCGTCGTCGGCGGGAGGTGGATCAATGTTGATTAGGCCCATGTCACGCAGCAAGCGTAGCGCCTGCGACGTGGTATCTATTAAATCATCCCTTTCGCTCTCTGGGAAGGAGCAGATCTGCGAAACTAGGCGCTCGGCCCAATCCCGAGGCTGGCCACGCTTCAGTGTCGATTCGGGGATGTAAACCCGGCCACGCTCAATGATGTTGGCGATCAGAGCCAAGCGCTGGGTCTTGTCCGCTCTCCCCGGGTTGTACCCGCGAACGGGTAGTCCGGAGCGCTGCAGGTCTTGGATCAGCGACAGACCCGACGCCTTCTCCTCGATGAGCACCTGATCCACCCGCTTGCCCGGGTCGCCGTATATCGACTCGTACTCATCGATCATTTTGCGCTTGAGGTCCGGGTAAATCATGAACTCTTCCCAGCAGTCGATCAGCATGACCGACATGGGCTTGTCTTCAGACGGACGAAATACGCCCCAGACTGAGCACGCGGTGGGGTCATTGATCGTCTTGTCGGTGTAGGCAGGGTCGTACGACTGCAAAACGTAGATGAACTCGGGGAACTCGCGGTCAGCGGGCCATAGGCGGAACCAATCGCGCTTGACGATGCCATAGTCTTCAGGATCGATAAGCTCGGCGTACAGTTCCTGCCGCCCGAGGCGCGTACCCTCGTACTCCGAAATGATCTCGTCGCGAAATGTCGGGGCCAGATTGCCGAAGTTCTCATGCGTCGTGCCGGTGGTCACCAGCGTGCGGGCGTCGTCCACTAACTTGCGGATGATGGGGATGGGCTTCGGGGTCGTAGTAACGCAGCCACGTGGCTTTTGCCCGAGTCGCAGACCGAACATGAGGTTCGACCACACCGCGTCTGGATTCTTGTACTTTGCAAGCTCGTCGCACCAGAAGAGGTCGTGCTGCGGACCCCGGAGGGCTTCAGGGTCGACATCAGAATATATGGTGGCAATCGCGCCATTTGGCCACTCCAGTCGGCGTTTCGAGGGTACGAAATTCGGCTTCATCATCGGATGCGAAATGGCCAGGATTCCAGACTCACCCTCGACCATAACGTCACGGGCGTCACCTGCATCCTCGGCGATCAGCGCGATGCGACCGGCCAGACCATTTTCGACGTGATAACGGACGAACTCGGCACCACAGCGGGTTTTGCCCCAGCCACGGCCAGCGAGGATCATCCAGATGGTCCACCAATCATGCTCGACCGGTACCCGCTGGTTGCCCCTTGCCCATGTGTGCCAGTCGTAGAACAGTTCAAGCGCCTCGGCGTCGGTGAGTTCAGACACGAACTCATCCATGTTCGAGGGGTCAATTATCGTCTGAACTTTCTGCTTTGGCTTTCGCCCTCTATGTTTACGTTGGTCTCAACCGAACCGGAGTGGTTCATGTTGATGTCCTGCTTGCGGAATTTAGCATCATACCCCATGAGGGTAAATTGCAAAAGCGTATCCGAGAATCTTTTGACCGTTTCGCCGGTCTTCAAGCCCTGATGGACCAGCGGCTCGTCGTGGCCGATGGCGGCTCGCCGGTAGGCTTCCTCGCGCAGCGATTCGACCATTTCGGCTTGAACCGAGTCAACCAGACTGCTAAATGTGGGGTAGATTTCGCGCCACTTGATGATCGTCATGGCGGAGACGCCGACCTTGCGGTACCCGGCACTCAATGAAAAACGACGCTCACCCTTGTCATTGGCACCCCGATACTCCGACAAAATCTGGAGCATCAACCATGCGCGGGTCTCCTCGCGCTTCTTCAAAATGCCTTCGGCCTTGACCGTCGGGTCAATGCAAGCGAGCGAATTGGGGAGATGAGATGACGAACCTTCGTCTAAACGTGCGCGTCCAGCCACGATGTCGGCGTACAGATCTGCCAGTCTAACCCCGGCTCGCTCTTCGTGATAGGCGACAGTTTCGGCACCCAACTCGTCGAATGTGATGAGTTCATATTTAGCCATGGAGCGAATTAAACCACCACAATCGGATATTGTCAATTATCTAATAATATGG